AGGCCATCTCCGTATTCCACCCATTGACTATCATTAAACCAATCTCTAGTATTTTTCATTAATGCTCTAATTGCATTATTCAAATTACTAGGTAACATTCCCTCCGCTACGCTAATAGTATTTAATGATGTGTTACTTGCTTGTGTTGTTGAATAATCTTTAATATTTGTTGTCATTTAATCTCCTATAAACCATGCAAACGCTTTATTGTTTTCTTTGTTTTTTTGATTTACTAAAACATTAACCGCTTCTTCTACTTGTCTTTGAAAAAATTCTTGTGTATCTAAACTATATCTAACATTATCTATATCAGTTTTATCCGTCATCTTCTACCTGCTCTTGAAGCAATTAAATCAACTCCTTGTGCATGATTCCAGACTTTACCGCTAGGAATTTTTACATTAACTCTAATATATCTGCCGGATTCTCTAACCGGTACAGAACCGTTTGTTACCATAGAACTATAACTAGAAGTTGATATAGAATCAGCTAATCTTTCTCTAGTTGTTATTGCAACAGTAGAAACAGCGTCAACAATAGGTCTAACTTCGGTTATATCCGACCTTAATCCAGGAAACAACTCTATTTCTTTAGTTTCTAGCTCAACTTCATTCGAATCGCCTGAAAATATTGCTGCTTTTTTGTTACTATCTATTGCACCTAGATATAATTGTCCACCTTGCCAAAAGTCAGTATCTAAAGAAATATTAATATTTTCTAAATTTTCCGATATTAAGTCCATTGTTTCAACGGTATATGCCCCAACAAACTGGGTAAATATAGTAGAAGCTGAAGCGTCTGCAATAGACCATTTTTCGGTTACATAATTATATATAATAACTCTATCGCAAATTCCGGTTGTATTACTTGTATTATTAGAAGATGGATAAAGCCAAATAGCTAATTGATTAAAAGGGTCAACCGCAGCTGTTATTCTATCGCTAAATGCTTTGTTTAAATCGGTATCAAAAAATCTATTTACTTTTTCTGCCCCTATTGGTTTAACTTGATCTCCATTAACTTCAAAAAATCCATCGTCAGCGTAAAAGAAAGCTCTTCTATTATCTTGACAGACAGTTTTTCCATAAGTTGCACCTCTATTGGGAGATATAACTGAAAATCTAAATACGGTTGCCCCACCAACATAATCCATTCTTATAATTTCGTTTTGTCTGAAAACATAACCATATTCTCCAGAAGTTATAGCTACTACTTGTCCTCCAGAACCAGGTAAATCTTGATAATCAGCTTGTTTAGTTCCAGGTGTCCATGATTTAATGTCATTTAATCCTGACCATTGTACTCTATTCCTATATTCTAAATTAGGAGTTTGCGAATAATCAATTACATTTCCTGTAACTAAAAAATCTCTAATTACACCTGAAACTCTAAAAGTAGGCGGTGTTCCTGCGGTTGAAATTGTGCTTAAATTTGCAAAACCTGTTGAAGTTCCCATTAAAAAATATTGTGGAGCATCTACTCCATTACTTGCAATTATATAATCACCAAATTGGGTAAAGCTAACAAAATCGGTACTACTTCCGGTTAAAGGTGTTCCGCCTGTAAAATTTGTTGTCGTTAATCTTGTAGTGTCAGACGAAACATTGGTTAAATTATCTCTGCCGACAGTAGCTCTTGTAACTGTAACTTCTGCTGATGATACTGTTGCTGAAAAATCGGCATGACCATTGATAGTATTTTTTAAATTTGTAGCGGTAGTATCATTATTTGTTTGTACTTGAAATTCATTTGTAGATGGACTTCCAGTAGATGAAGTAAATACAACAGTTGAACCATCATTTTTCTTTAAAGTAATAGTTTTTCCAGCACCAATATTTGCGTAGTCAGAAACTGTGATTGTGCAAGTAGCGTAAGAATTAGTTAATACTTTTCCACCTGCACCAACATCAGTAAAAGCACCTGATGTTAATTGATAAATAGTATCTTCCGTTGCTGCAAAATTAAATGGTAAATTTTTTGTAGAACGGAAAGAACCAGCACCCTTTGAATCTTTTGCAATAGTACCGGAAGCTCCACCGGAATCAGCTGAATAAGCAACTAAAGACGGAAAAGGTTTATAAGAATTAATAGCATAATAAACATTCTTTGCAGTATTTGCTCCAGGATTTAGATGTGGTGGCTGATCAGGAAGCCATTCGCCAAAAGGTATTTGCATTTATATATCCTAATTATTATTAGTAGTTACTCTATAAGTTTGATTGAAAGGAGCAGAAACAGTTGTGTCTGATCTGATTTGCAAAGGAGAACCGCTAAATTGGTCTTCTCTATCGTTTCTTTCAATTCTTTCTAAAGCCGTAACATAATTCTGTTGCCATTGTTGTAATTTACTTGGTTCAATACCGCCTAAAAAATTAGCAGCATGGTATAAAGAACCATATAAATAAACAGCAGGGTGATTCGTTAAAATAAAATTTGAAGTATTTGTTGAAGATAAAGCGTCTATGCTTTTGTAGTAATTTAAAACTCCTGTATAAGAAGAATCAGGCGAAGGTGCAAATCTAAAGGTATCGCCAAGTATAGTATAAGTAACCGGTTTTCCTGTTGTTGAAGAACCTTTAATTTGATCCATTTGCGGAGGGGTCATGTAAGTTAATGAGTATTTTGTTCCACCTTCTAAAATATAAAAATCTCTTACTTGTAAAAATCCTGTTGGTAACGCTTCTGTTTCACTATCAATAGTAATATTGACTTGTGCAACCATTTCTCTAATTCTTAATTTTGAATTGTAATCTGCTTCTACTAATTTAATAAAGTCATCTGATATTTCGGAAGTTAAATCAGAACGATTTAACCAATTAGCAATAGAAGTATTTAAATCTGAATAACTACTTAATGCCATTATAACCTACCCTCAGCTGTTCTAAAATATTTAAACTCATTACTATTTAATTTTTTTTTCATAATTTTTTTTTGTGTTTCTTTAGGTAAAGCAAACCAATTATTACTTCCATTGTATTCGTTAGCCCATACTTGCAAAGCAAGAGTAGGAATTGAAGCAACTCTTTTTAAGTCCCTAGATTTAGAATAGCCGTCATTTAAGTTGTATAGAGCTTTATTATTTTTTAAGTGTGAATCTATATTAACTTCTTCTTTGACTACTATTTTTTTTTCGTTTTCATCTAGGATAAAAGTTTCTTTTTTTAATCCATCTACTCTAACATCTTTTTTCATCTTCCTTGACCTTTATATTTTTTTTTATTCATTCTTTTAAACGCTTTATTTGGCGATTTAGAATGTCGTCCAGGTCTTTTTCTTGGTTTTTCTCTTTCAAACCAAGCTGTGCCAAATTGACTTTTCTTTTTTTTTGCCACTAACTAGACATTTCAGTAACAAATAAATCACCACTTGTAGAAGTATTTCTAATAGCAGCAATTTTTTCTCCAGGTGAAACTTTTATTATTTCATAGTCTCCAGCATGAAGATAAGCATCGCTTGTTGTTGCCGTTGGAGAACCAGCAATTACATAATGGCAACTATGCGTAGTTGCTATTCTTACATATTGCGTTTGGCTTCCAAAAGCTGTTGAACAAGCTACTGAAGAATCTGTAAATGAAACTTTTTGTGTCGTTCCAGGTCTTAAAGCATAATTATAACTCATGTTCTTTCCTTTTTTAGTATGGGGAATCTTCCGCTAGGCTGATCCCCCATTTAATTTATTATCTTCTTATTACAAAAGTAACAAGTAATTTTTTAGTTCCAGTTGAACCACCGTCTGTAATTAATTCGATAGTTCCACCTTCTTCCACTCTGTTTGCAGCAGTAGGCGAAGATGTATCTACATCTCCAGCAGCCGAACCTGAGTGTGCAACCGTAATAGCAGAATTAGTCATAGCAGTACCGCCAATTTCAAAAGTAATTGCAGCGTTACCACCAGATATAGCTCCTTGTAAAGCAGTTAAAATTTTAACAACTTTACCACCATCAGGGATTGCTACGAAAGTTGAAGAAGCAGTTGATATATCTTCAATTTCCGCTGTTATAAAATAATCGTTTAGTGTTCTCATTTTATTCTCCGTTGTCGTTCCGTCTATAACCTTTTTAAGACTTCAACATTGGGTTAATTGAATGGGGTGCAATTATAAGCAAGGTTACACCCCAAACAATATTATTATTATGAAGTAGTTAAGTCTGTAACTAATCCACTAGATTTTTCGTTTCTAGCCTCAAGAGTGTATTCCGCAACTAAAAATCTCTGATCTGCGTCTTTTGTTTGTGCAGGAGTTTGAAGTTTGAAATCTCTTAAGAAAGCAACCGCCCACATATCCATTTCAAGGATTAATGCGTCCTGCCCTTTTTTAGCAGCAGTAGCATTAGCACCTCTAATAAATCTGTTAGGGGCAACTTGCATAGTTCCGAAATCTGACTCATATACATCAATAGAAGTAATTAATCTTCTATCTTCTGCAGAATCAAATCTAGTTGAACCACCTGTAAAACCAGACAGTTTTTGTTTATTGAAAGCACCAACCATAATCATATTAGGGTTTCCACCTTCAGTGAAACAACTTCTCAAAACGCCTTTTAACTGATCTTCAGTAAAAGCTCTTTGAGTTCCGTCTGTTCTAGCAGCACCGTTTCCGTTACCAGATCCGCCTGCACCAGCGTCAACATTAGTTTCTATCCAAGTTTGGCATCCACCAAGTTTTCTTGCTGTTGTAGCGTTTCCGGCTGCAGCTGCAACATTAGATAAAAGAGCAGTTTCCATATCTCTTTTTAATTCTTTTGCTGCTTTTGCAACTTGGTAAGCTAATTCATTAGCTCTACCAGCAGAAGTTACTGCTTCGTTAGTTCCAGAAACTTGTACACCTTTAGTTGAAATTTGAGTGTAGTTAGTTTCTTTAGTTGTTGCTGACATAGTTCCGTAAGAAATATCAGCTCCCTCAACCGCAGCATTTGCTGCAACTGCAGCTAACGCATCTGTTTGCCATTGATGGGAAGTGTTTGTTGCTTTTGCTTTAGCAACGCCAGACATAAAAGGTGTCTCTGTAGGCGAAATCGAATAAATGATGTCCGCTAGGTCTTCTCTTATGCCGACTGTTTGGTATGTTTGATATACAGCCATCGTTTTCTCCGTTAGGTTATTGGTTTATATATATCGCAATAACAAGTCCGTAGCATCTTTAGGATTTCCAGACTTTTTAAGCGACTTAAATTTATTCAACCTTGATTGAGAATTAAGTTCTTCTTTATTGGCTTTGACACCGGCTTTAACAACTCTTGATGGTTTGACCTTTTTATTAACTAAAGTTGGTTTCAACTTTTTGTTATTTTGATAACTCATAGCGTCAACTATGACATCAAATTGTCTAGAATCATAAATTGCACTTACTTCGGATTGATTAAATCCTTTAGTCAATAAATAATTAGACATATTTTGTCTTAAAGTATTTCCTTTAACAGGATCGGAAAGATCAGGAAACTTTAAAGCTACCTTTTTCTTTTCTTCATTTAAGACTTCTTGAAACTGTTGTGTTTGATGATCTCTTAACCTACGCTGGGCTTGAGTAATTGTATCTCTTCTCCTACGCATTTTACGATCAACTTTCGCAGCTTCAGTTGGGTCTTCTTCCCATAACTGATCAAGTTCTTTTGAACTCATATCGTTGTTAATTTCAGCATTCAAAGTCAACACAAGAGAATTTAAATCTTCTAACTTGGTTGAATATTGTTTTGCTAGACGATCTTTTTCGGCTTTAGCTTCTCTTTTTTCAAAAGCTAATTCTTCGGTTTTTCGTCTATAATCGGCATCCTTTTGATAACCTGCTTTTAATTCTTCAAGGTCAACTTCGATAATTTCACCATTTACTTTAACTTGGTGTGTATCGGTTTCTTGTTCTTTAATAGCATCCTCTTTAGGAGCTTCTTCTTCAACAGGAGCTTCTTGAACTTCTTGTTCTTGATTAGCTTCTGGTTCTTGTTGAACTTCTTGAGTATCTTCTGCTTTCGCTTCCGGTTCTTTTGGTTCAACTGGTGTTGCTTCTTTTTGAGGTTTGATAGTTGCCGTTTCAGGGTCTAGTAATCCCTCAATAGATTTAGCAGCACCTTGTACTGACGCATTGTTCAGTAAAGGGTTTGTGTCAGACATATAGTCCTCCTATGGTTAAGCTGTCGTATGACTTGGCTTATTTTAACTTTATTTAGTTAAAATTTTTTTTCTTTTTCGGTTTTGCGAAAATCTTCTAATTGTTTTTCCGCTAATTTACCGGTTTCAAGAATACTTTTTAAATGTTGTTCTACTTTGCCAACAACATTATAAGCAATCCAGAGTTTTTCCCTAGTATCGCTTTCTTTAGCACCTGTTTTATCTAAAAGTGCTTCAGAATAAAGTTTTTTAAGAGTTTCTATGGACTCTTGAAAAAGATTACTCTGTAATATTTGGTTCGCTTGTTGGGATCGGCTGATTTCCTGTTCCCTCAGCGTTTGGTCTTTGGTTTCCATTTAGTCCTTGTACTTGCTTGTCTAACATATTACCAGCTTTTTGAGCTTGTTCAAGTATCTTGCTATTTCCTGCTACCATTAATTTATCTAAATCGGCATCTGCTTTTATTTTTGCCGTATCAAGTTGTGTATTGTACTTCAAAGCCATTTCTTTAATCTTCGCTTCAAAGTCTAAAGCCATTTCTTGATTCTTATGTATCAATTCTTGATTTTCTAATTGTAATTCTGCCATTTTTCGTTTTTCTTCCGAAGCAATTCTTGTAAATTCTATTTTTTCAATAGGTGTTAATGGCGGTGGTTCCGGAGGTGGCATTTGTTGTTTGCCAATATCTGGATTTACAAAGTAAGCATCAACATTTTTAAGCCCAGCATTTTCAATTATGTTTGCTAAAGTGTTATACATATTCTTCAAAGTAACCATTGGCATCTCTTTTCCGCCTTGAAGATTAAACGCTTGTAATTGTCTTTCTAAAATATTGTTTAACATCATAATTTGTTGTTCTTTTGAGCCTGTTCCTAACCCAACAACAATATTTATATTAAATTTATCTTTCCATTCCGTAGGTTTAACCGGAATATAATTATTATTAAGTTCAACAATTTGTTCTTTGTCTTGGTATTTAACCATTAATTCAAATATTTTTCTAAATAAATCTTTAACTCCGGTTTCGGCAAATACTCTAGCTATCAATTCCGATCTCATTTGCGTTTGTGTCATTAACGCATTTACACCTGTTGCTGTTTTTGCATTTAAAGTATTAGGGTCTAGTCCTTGTACTTGTTTTGAAATACCTGTTCTAACTTCTCTAACCGAATCTAAATAAGATAATAAAGGAAAAGCCTGTTGTGATATGGGTTGTGCTTGAAGCGGTTGCATAACTTGGCTTGGCGGTTGTTTAGTTCTTACCACACCACCTGGTCTGGTTGTTAATAAATCGTCCATATTGACCATTCCGTCCATTATGGCAACCCTATTATTATTTGTTAAATACATATTATCTAAAAGTTGACGCATAACAGTAGATTTCATTAATTGTATATCTTCAACTAATTCGGAAATACTTCTTCCATAAAATCTGTGTGGCATCGGAATTGGTGTAATTGTAACAAACGGAACATTATCGCATGGCATATTTTCTAAAATATGTTCACCGTTTTCTCCGGCACAGATTACTTTTCTTAATTCTGCAATTCCATCATTATCGTAATCGTATCTTAAATAAGTTTCAAAAATTAAAATTTTTTGTGTAGATTTATCCGTAGGCGTATCTAAATTATAGCTTTCAATATTTCTTGTTCTTGCAACATCTTCGGAATTAAAATTATCGTCTTGTGTTTGCGGAAGATTCATAACCATATCTTCGTCAAAACCCATTTCAATAAGTTGGCTTCTTGACATGAAAACTTTGTGTGCAACAAAATCTGCATCTTCAATAGTTTTTGCTTTTCTTTCAATTAAAAATTCTTCAGGCGGAACGCTTTCAATTTTTACTTGACCTTTTTTTCTTATTCTTTTGATTTTACAATTATATAAAACAGGATCAGGAAATTCTACTTGCGAAATATCTATCCCTTGCATTTCGGCTTGTTGTCTAGCTAGTTCTTGTTGTTCTTTTACAACTTCGTCAACTATAACTTCTTCTTCAACTTCTTCGATTTCATCTTTAGTATCATTTAAAGCTGTTTTTTCAGCCGGTGTTAAATTTCTATAAGTTTCATGTTCTATTT